TTTTGGGGCTCCGCGACCCGTATAGCAAAACTCATGCGGAAGAACCTACCGCATCAATATCGTTCAACGAACCAATGTCTTCTGTGGTGATGATTCCGGCGCGGATCAGCATAGCCAGGTCCCGCTTCGCATCGACGGCCAGGTCATAGGCATGAGACGCGATCGCAAAGCGCATCGAGCCCACGTCGGAGCGTCGAAGCGGCGGGTCGAACACCAGGCACGGCGCATCGCCCCGTCGGCAGAGTCGAATGCCGGCATCGCGATTCGCCCGAAGAAATGCGGACAGTCGCATGACGGGAGCGCTGTCCTGCCATGATCCAAATTCGCTGCCGGAGATTTTATCCGTCCCCGTATTCGTTGATGATGTGTTGTTATCATTACTGATTTCTTTTTTTATCGGGTTGTATTTGTCGGTGTCCATAATCCTCAACAATGCCGATCAATAATTATAAGTATTCGATTTTATTGAGTGGTCCAAGTGGTCCCGGCTTGGTCCAACCTTTGGTCCAACTTAAATACCTGATATTATTGAATGGTCCAAGTGGTCCAAGTAGTTTTCTATAAAACCTAAAAAGTCTTTTAAAAAGATAATTGAAAATAGTACAAAATAGAGAACCATTTACGCGCGCGCGTGTACGCGCGATATGGTGAAAATGACTTGGACCACTTGGACCACTTGGACCACCCCAGTAAAATCAAGGGGTCCGTGGTCCAATTTGAAAATCCAACTTGGACCAACCTGGACCATTTCGGGCCGTGATAGCTTATTTTGGCCGTTTTTCCCCAAAAAGGGGCGCGGGGGCGGCGGGGATCAGAAGCGCAGCAGAGGCTCATTTGTCATCCTCCAGGTGTATGAGGGCCCGGATCGCCATTGCGCCGGTCTGCGCCAGCTCGATGCGGAGATCCTCGATGCCGCGGCCGCGGTAATGGACATCCAAAGCGGCCTGCATCGCTTCACCGGCCTCCTCGACCATGATTGCAACGGCATGAACCACATCCTGCGGCCATCCCGGATGCTTCTCCTCCGCTTTTCGCAGCTCGGAAAAGATCAAATCAATGGATGGTTGCTTTTCTTCTCTGATTGATTCCAGTCCATCCACCCGTTCGCAAAGCCTTGCAATGCAATAATGCGGGTTTGCCATCTGATTTTCAGGATGCATTGTTTCACACCACGGGCATATCTTGCCAATATCCAAGATCTTATTCATCGTCCCCGTACTCCCGCAGGCGGATGTTCTGGACGACGCGCTTGCGCTCCGGATTGTCCTTGCGCGGCCGGTAGATCCGTATCGTCTTGATCGCCACCAGCAGCTCCCTGAAGAAGTTTTCCCGCCCGAAGCTCGTGTAGCCGTTCTCCGAGCAGTATTCCTTGTACCTCTTAAAGAGATCCACCTTTTCGATCTCGTAATTCTCGCCAAGGGTGCATTCGTCCTCGACGAAGCACAGGATCGGGTTGTTCGATCTCCGGTATCCCCGCAGCAGTGCCCGAGTCTCCTCGCAATCGGTAAAGCATCCCTGCTTGACCAGGCGCTTCAGGCCGCACCATGCCCAGTAGAAGATCTCCGACAGCTCCGCGCGCAACTTGTCCAGCAGGTGCGGATCACGGTCCGGATCTCCCTCCAGGAACTGCCGTTTGAACGATATCGGCAGGATGCGCCGGAAATACCCGTCCGAGTTGTCCTTGACGCGCGGCAGGATGTTCCCGGCGAAGATCAGCTTGCAATAGGGCTTGAAATCGAATGCGTCCTGGTGCTTGAATGCCGCGTTGATCTTGTCGCCCGTCGTGATCTTTTTGAAGTATTCCGTGTCGATGAAGTTCGAGCCGACCTCGCCGGAGATGTTCACCATCTTGTTATAAAGCCCGGACCGCTGAAAATGGTCGTCGATTTCCGCCAGGCTGACGGCCGCGCAGTTGTCGGGGCCGACCAGCTCGTTCAGGATCTCCATGTATTTCGTTTTTCCGTCCGCACCCGGGCCGAGCAGGTAGAGGCATTTCTGGTAGTCCGTGCTGCGGAGCAGGCAGTATCCGGTGAATTCCTGGAGCTGGGCGATCGCCTCCGGAGTCTGGATATTTGTTTCCAGGAACTGCTCGAACCGCTCGCATCGGCGCGTCGAATCCGGATTGAACTCCACGGGCACGATATTCGTGAAATAGAAGTCTGGATCGTGCGGACGGATTTCGTCGGTGTGAAGGTTCAGCATGCAGTTATCGAGGCAGATCCACTCGATTTGATCGTTGACCTGCCTTCCGTGCGGGATGGTGGCCAGGATGCGCACCTGGAAGATGGCGTCGTTGATGCGGTCGCGCTGCGATTCGTCCCCGAGATGCAGGATTGCCTTCTTGCGGAGGTGATCCTCGTTGTAAATCTCCCAGTATTTCCCGTTCCAGCAGTACATGAGCCCCGTGTCCGGGTCGGACAGGAGCTGCATCTCCTCCAGTATCCTCTCTGCCAGCAGGCGCGGCCGGAACGAAAACCGCTTGTTGATCCCGAAATTATAGAACGCGCGGATACCTTCCATTTCCGGGCCGGCAGGATCCGGACCCGCCGCGCCGGCCTCGAAGGCCCGGGCCGCGGCGATCAGCTCCCGGAAATCGTCCGGAGACTTTCCGTGGGTGACGAAGAAGTCCGTCAAATCCTGCCCGTGGCTCTCGGGAACGGCCCCTGTTGCGTCGATCCCCATGAAGGCAGGCCAGGACACCACCCGGATGGACTTCGCCACGCCTGCGAGCGCCTGGGCGGCAAATGCCGCGTATTTCACTCCGGCCGCGTCGGCGTCGTAGGCGATAACGACATCCCGCCCCTTGAACGGGGCCAGGTGATCCGCCGGCCAGTTCTTCAGCTTGCTGGTCTGCGTGATCGCGTTGAAGCCGTGCGACAGGGCGCAGATCGTGTCCGACTCGCCCTCGCAGAGAAGGATCGCGGCATCGGCCCCATCCTGGACCAGCGGCATCCGCGGGAACAGCCGCGCCTTCCCCGTGTCCTTGGCCCAGGAGACGATCTTGTACTGCCCGCCGCCGGGCAGGTAGAGGCGGATATTGACCAGCTTGCCGGCGGCGTCCCGGATCGGGATCGCCACGCGCTCCGGCTTCTTGATCTTGACCAGTGCCCCGGTCTTCTTGTGCCGGTAGTGCGTCTGCAGACGGAGGTCGAGGATCTCGATCCAGCGGCGCGACCATCCCCGGATCTTCCCGAGGCGCTCGATCCAGGCGTCCGGAAGTGGCGGAAAAAGATCCCAGACGGCATCCAGGTCGATGTCCTTCAAAGGATGCCCTTCTCCCCCGCCCCCCGCGCCGCGCGCCCCTTTACCCTGATCCCCCTGGCCAGGATCAATAGCGTACTTCTGGCAGAACGCCTTGAATCCTTCCTTCTGGCCGTGGCCGTTCACCTCGCACCAGAGCCGCAGCAGGTCGCCGGACGCCCCGCAGGAAAAGCAATGATACTGGTCTTTCTTGATGTTGTAGGAGAATGACGGGTTTGTTTCGTTGTGGATCGGGCAGAGGCCGTGCAGTTCGCCCTTCGCTTGCTCGGCGGATGTGACCTTGAACAGTTCGCGGGCGATATGTTCCCGCTGCGCGTCGGATAGTCGCTTCAGAGCCAGTCCCATTTCCTCACTCAATCGAAATATCGAATTTTTTGCGATATTCTACTTCGATGACGACCTGCTCATACAGGTCCCTGAATTTCACGGCAAACCAATCCTGCTCCAGAAGATAGCCAAGATAGGAGCATGGGATGTCGGCAATCAGCGTTCCACGATGCTTTCCGAATGGAACCTGGACGTCCCGGTGCCTGACGGTCACGAGTCAACCTCATAGTCCCGGTTCTTCAATAAGGCGTAGCCGGCAATGTCTCGCCAGGGGTCCTCGCCGAGCGCGTCCTTGTTCGTGGCAATCCGGAACAGCTTGTCGATGATCCGGACCATGGCGAGCAGGTCATCGTACTGCTCCGTCTTGATGCCGTATGGGTACAGCAGCCGGAGAATCTGGCCGGACTTGTCGAAGCTGCGTCCGTAGGCCTTCTGCTTATCGTCCACCAGGCGGCCGATCTCCGCCCCGATCTCTTCGTATTTGCCGATCATCCCTTCATCCCCATCATCACTTTGTCCGCGTAGCCCGGCTCGCCGCCGGAGTAGCGGTGCAGGGCTTCGCGCAGGGTGCGGCTGCTATTGATGTAATGTTTCAGGATTTCCGTGCCGGCCCAGATGTTCGTCTCCGGGTCACGCAGCTCCGCCCGCGTCCACCGCGTCCACGTCGGGGCGTGGACCTGCATGAGCCCGTGCGCGTCCCGAGAGGAGCGCGCGCGCGGACGCCAGGAGCTTTCGACCGAGATGACCGCCGAGACGAGCTGGGGCGGCAGCCCCTGCTTCTTCGCGATCGCAGCGGCCAGATCGCGGTTGCTCGCCGGCTTGTGCGATATGCAGGACATCCCGGCCCCCACGGGGATCGACACGGCGAAACACAACGAGGCCAGCAGGAGCGACACGTACGGCTTCCGGCTGCGCCGGTATCTTGTGATGGACGGTCGGCTCATGTTTGCCTCCTACGATCGGGTTCATGGGGCACAGCCAGGTCCGCAGCGGATGGCCGAGCCGGGAAAGGCAGAGCGGGCACTCCGCCCCGGAATAGATCACGTCGTCGTTCGGGCATACCAGCGCGTTGTTAACTCTCGTCGTCATCGTCCATGTCCTCCTTCGCGATCTCCTGAAAGATGAGTTCCAGGGCGTCCTCCGGCTTGCCGCTGGCGCAGAACAGGCTCCAGGCGTTTACCCCAGTCTGTTGCTTCGTTTCCCTTCCAGTCGTCCACCTCCTTTCGCTTTTCCTGATAAACTTGGTATGCCGTTTTCCACGGCGACAGACCGAGGATTGCCGCGATGTCGCTGCCGCCGATCCCCTTCCTCCTCTCCTCAAGATATTGAGGGCCGTGCATGGTCATGTGTTGGCCTCCTTTCTATAAGTCAATCGCATCCATAAAGACCAATTTAGGCCGGACGTTCAGGAATACTGCCTTTTTTGTCATACTCATCGGAGTATAAAGGTCACACAATCCATCCAGAAATGGCATCATCGGCGCGCAGCCGAGCGCGCAGGCCTCATAATTCCAAGTAGCCGTCTTTTCCGTCCGCAGATATGCGTGGTCGCAATTCCGGCAGGATTTCATAAAAGGCTTGCCTGCTTTTTTTGTTCTTCCAGATATTCCATGTTCTTGATGGATTGCCGCCAATAGCTTTCCTTTAATTCAAACCCGATCCCATAACGCCCCATTGAAACGGCGCAATATACGGAGCTTCCGATTCCGCAGAACGGGTCAAGCACACGATCTCCGCGCGCACTCCACAATTCAAGGCAACGTTCAATGGTGTCCAGTTGGAGCGGGCAGACGTGCTTTTCATCCTTTTCGTCCCGCGCAATCTCTGACGACAGGACTCTGGTTTGCCGAATGTCAAACCATACCGGCGATGCGTATCTCTGCCAGATCTCATGGCTTAATTTGTTTTTCCTTTGGTCCTCGTGGAAGTTCGTGTTAGTAAATTCACTCCCGCCGATAAATTGACTGAATCCCTTCTTCCGTTCTATCGGCTTTACGTTCTCACCCGGCTTCCGCATCACGATGATGTAATCGGCCAGACCTTGACCGCAACGTGACGAATCCTTCACGACCTGCTTATGCGCTAAAGACAATACCTTCGTCCGGACGGCCTGGACGAGCGGGTCCTTCCAGATGCATACTTCGGAATGGAAGATAAACGATTCGGATTGGAACAGGCGGATCAGGTCGCCCCGGAAATCGTGAACGCCGATAAATCCGTCATGCTGTATTGTGGCCGGAAGATTCATGCAATGGACGCAGACCAAACGCCCCGGCATCATGACGCGATAGATCTCTTTGACCAGGAATGAGAAGTGCCGGATGAAATCGTCTTTCCCGCGGCAGTTCCCCATGTCCCTGATGGAATTTGAATAAGTGAACAGGCTGGCAAACGGAGGAGAGAATATTGACATGCCGATAGATGCATCCGGAATGTGCTTGATGAGTTCAATGTTGTCTCCGAGATGCAATTCATAATTTGTATTTCGATAGCAGTCTTCCCTGTAATCCTGCCCGGCATGGGATATTTGCCGGATTTCTTCATCGCTTATATCTTTCATGTGCGTGATCATTTCGGCTCTCATCCTCAATGCATCGGCCTCCTTACGCTTGATGTTGTCAATGACATTCCCCTCGATATCCGTTGCGATAATGTGGCAATGCACATCCTGCTTCTGGCCGAAACGCCAGCATCTTCGGATCGCCTGATAAAAAGCCTCATAGGAATCGGACAGACCTGCAAAGATGACATTATGGCAATGCTGAAGGTTCAGACCGAAACCGGCGATCTTCGGCTTTGTGACAAGGATGCGGTGATCGCCCCGGATAAATCCCATGAGGCGTTCTTCCTTGACTTCGTTTTCCTGTGATCCGGTGACTTCTACCGCATCGGGGATCGTGCCGGATATAATCTCGCTTTCACGGTTCAGATCGCACCATATAAGCCACGGCTCGCCATTAGATGTCAGCCCCTTGATGATATCTGCCTTTTCGCTGATTGATTCGCGCCTTGCCTCTCTACGTTCTGAAAGCGTCTCTGCCTTTTTTGTGAATAATTGGCCTGGCAAAGGCTTCCCGAACTCGATGATATGTTCTGTGATTTTCAGTGGCGGGATGGTGAATCCGTTATCGTCGAATCCTAATTCAGATGGCTTCGACAGCATGACAGCCCAAGAGCAGATCCACTTCCAAAAATTCTCCTCGCCGTGGCCTTTCAATCTCCAAGTCCCGACATCGGACGTGTCGTTGATAAAAAACAAGGACAGCATCTCCGGCCTTGTCAACACGTTTAAAAATTCTGAATGGTTCCCCAATTCTACAAAGTCGTTCGGTGCGGGCGTTGCCGTGCATGCGAGCTTGAAAGGCGTCTTCGCAAATGATTCAATGATATAGGTTCTGAATTTTCCCGTGTAAGACTTCAGGATCGAACTTTCATCGAGGACGATCCCTGAAAAAACGCCGGGATTGAACTTGTGCAATTTCTCGTAATTTGTGACGTTGATTCCGTTTGTGATATCCTCTTGCGATTCGCAGATTGTGACATCGATGCCGAACTTTGAACCCTCATTCCTTGTCTGGATGGAAACGGCCAGCGGCGCGAGGATCAGGATGGGGCCGCCGGTATGATTATTGACCTGACGCGCCCATTCCAACTGCATGGGTGTTTTTCCTAACCCGCAATCCGCGAATATGGCCGCCCTGCCCCGCTTGCATGCCCATCGGACAATCGCAGCCTGGAAATCGAAAAGCATGGGATTCAACGGACCAGGGCAAAAGCCAGTGCTTTTATCGACAACGTCCTTGTTTTTTAGAAATGCATTATAATCCATTACCTCCCCCACGCTCTATCGATCTGGTCTGCCTGGATCTCATGCTCCGCGATGATGGCCAGGACCATCGCCACGGTCTCGCTGTCTCCGTGCTTCTCGTCGAACAGCACCCGCGTGATCTTGTCCACCGTCCCGGCCATCAGGTCGTACTTGTCCGTCAGCATCGTCTTCATATGCTCCCCTCCTCGTTGATTCGGCGCAGCAGGGCTTGGCCGTCCTCCGTCCCCAGCCACGCCCTGAACTGCGCCATGTCCATGCCGTTGCCGCGCTTCGCGTGAAGCTCGGCCAGCATCTTTTCAAGCTCCTGCTTGTAGTCGTAGAATTTGCAGCCGTAGTCCACGCGCGGCAGGTACTGGATCTTCCCGTGCTTCATCTGGCTGCGGTGCGACAGGACCGTATGGACAGAGCAGCCGAGCGTGTCGGCGATCTGCTGCGGCGGGTCGCCGTCTTTGATCATCCGGTCGCCCAACTGCCAATTTATGTGACAGTTTTTCTTCGGCGGACTTGGATTCGCCTCCCGCTTGCGTACCCAGTAGGAGTGCTGGTTTGCCTGCTGCTGCGCCTCCCGGCACCGGTGGCAATAGATGCGTCGGCCGTGCTTGCCCTGCTGGATGGCCTTGCCGCACTTGGCGCAGTGGGTTGGCTTGTCGACTTTGTAATTTGTGGCTGCCATTGATTATTGCGCCCGCATCTTCCCCAGAGGTTGCGGCGGGCCAGCATGAGGTTGAGAAGGTCAAAGGAGAGTCACGAGCAGCCAGAGTCCCATCGCGATCCCGATCCAGCCCAGGAGACGCGACCACCAGCCGAGCTGGTAGAAGAAATCGTCAACGTGATTCAGCAGAAAACTTCTCATGACGCCTCCCTCGATCTCGTGTCGGAAGCATGCCTTTCACAGACCCATCCATGCTGCCCGAGCCTGACGATGGCCAGTCTTCCACAGCGGCAACGGATTGCTTCTCTTTTCATTTCCTTCCTCTTGCGATCCCCGGCTTTCAGCCCTTTCCTCTCCATGATTCACCTCCCGTTATCCCCGGCCGCGATCGGCACCACGCCGCCGCGGGCCTTGTAGTCCGCCAGGGGTCCAGTGTCGCCCTTCATGAGCGCCTCGATGGCCCGGCGGTACTCCCGTTCGTCCACGCCGTCGATCCGGCGGACCGGCGTCAGGGCGACGTAGATTTCCCGGATCATCGTCTCGATCGCGTCCAGTCTTTGTTCCGTGGTTTTCCGTTTCATGATTTCTGACCGGATAAATGATTTCTATAATTTGCCTTGTGCGTCCAGGCGTGCGTATTCTCGCGCCCAAAATTCAGGCTGCTTGCAAAGTTTGGTTCCCAGATAGAGGCGGACGGCCCGGTTGACGGCCTGGGAGCGGTTCAGGTCAGCCTCGGCGCAGTAGTGATCCAGGACGGCCAGCAGGTTCATGGGCATGGTGATCGAGATGTTGTCGGTCGGCTCTTTAGCCATAAGCGGCAGCGGTCAGGAATTCTCGGCGTCAAGGACTTCCTTGATTTCGGACGGCTCTCCGTCGAGCCACAGTTCAGGTTTCGTATTGGTCGCTTCTGCTAACTTTTTAGCCATAGTCCAGGACGGCCTCCGCTTTCCGTTAAGGAGTTGCGAAATGTAAGCATCAGATATTGATAGTTTTTCTGCTATTTCTGTTTGTTTCCCGCGTTTCATGGCTATTTAAATAGCAAAACGCTAAATCCGTGTCAAGTCTTTTTTTGCATTATGCTTAAAATAATTTATTGCTAAAATAACGGCTTGAATTGACAATGGAAATGATGAAAGAAGATGAATATTTCCGGACGGCGTTGATCGGAATATTAGCGGAAAAAGGGCGGGGCGGGCAGAATACACTGTCGATCGATGCCGGTCTTTCGGACGCCTACATCAGCCAGATCATCAACGGGAAGCGCCACGCGACGCAGAAGACACAGGTTCGGATTGCCGAAGCGCTCGGCATGGATTATGTTGATTTTCTCGCGCTCGGCAAAGCGCTGACCAAAGGGGAGGCGGAAGTGAAAAAAGACGATGACGACTATTTCAAACAAAATCTGTTGAAGCACCTCGATGCGATCATCGAATTACAGCGCGCCTTCAACAAAATGAATGAGCGCATGGATGCTATGGGCCACGAAATCGGAGAAATCAAGAATCGACTACTGGATGCTGCCACAACCGGCGACATTAAAAAACTTGACATCATGTCCATAAAAGGTCCATCAAGGATCAACTAAAGGAGGATGTCATGAAGCATTTTATCATTACGTTCATCGTCGCGTCATTCTTGTTTGCTTCCGCTGACTGCGCTTTCGCTTTTCGATGCGGGAGCAATATGATCAGCACCGGTGATTCCACGGAGTTTGTGCTTACCAGATGCGGCCGGCCGCAAAATAAAAGATTTGCGACGGCAAAATTTCAAAACCAATGGGAATCCGTTGAAAAGTGGTACTACAACTGCGGTTCAAAGGATTTCATTTATATCCTGAACATCGTCCACGATGTTGTCCACAGCGAAGAAACCGCAGGGCGCGGAACGGGAGAATCGCGCTGTCAAGGGGTAAAATAAAAATACAGGATAATCCGTAAGGATGGCCGTCAACTGGCGAAAGGACCGCTTCGTCATCGACTACCGGCCGCATGGGAGGCACGGGAAGCGGGTCCGGCTGAAGCTGCCGGAAAGCATCGTCAGCCTGGCCGAGGCGCAGGAGATCGAGCGCGCCCTGAAGGCCGCCCGGAGCCGGAAGCGCGAAGATCCTCTTTCGCCGCAGGACGCCACCGTCGATCAGATGTTTCCCGATTACCTCGCCTGGTATCGCCTTCGCCGGTCGCCCCGCACGGTCGAGGATCTGGAATACACCCACAAGCGGCACATCTCCCGGATTCTCGGCGCGGAGCAGATCGCCGAGCTGAACATCGCCCACGTCAACCTGTACCAGACCATGCGGAAGATCGACGGCGTGGCAAACCGGACGATCAACAAGGAACTGGACTATCTTTCCGGCTTCCTGCGCTGGTGCCGGGACACCCACGCGATCCCCTGCGGGGTCCCCAGGGACCGATTGCCGGCGAAACGGCCGATCCCGATCGTGCTGACCGCCGACGAGGTGGCCCGCATCATCGAGGCCGCGGCGCCGCTACACCGTGCATTCTTCCTGTGCCTCTACTCCCTGGCTTTGCGAAAGGCCGAGGCCCGCATGCTGAAGTGGCAGGATTTCGATTTCGAGGGAATGTCGCTGCGGGTCTTGCAGAAGGGCGGGTCGTTCAAGATGCTGCCCGTGCCCGGCATCCTGTTCAGGGCCCTGGAGGACCTGCCGAGATACGCGGAGGAGATCAACCCTGCCGGATATGTGTTCTTCAATCCGGTCACGCGAAAGCCGATCTTCGATGTCCGGGATGCCATCCGGCGGGCCTGCAAGGCGGCCGGCGTCGCCAAAAAGGTAACGCCGCATTTGTTCCGGCATAGCGTCGCCACACACATGATGGAGCGGCAGGTCAACATTCGGATCATCCAGATGTTTCTCGGCCACACAGCCATAGGGACCACGCAATGGTATGTCCACGTCGGCGCGGAAAGCCTGCGGGACGCCCAGGATCAGATCGAGAAACCCCTGCTTGTCCACGCGAAACCGTAGCGATTACGCGAGCCGTGTCCACGTTAATTTCTGCAAGTGATTGATATTGCGTGTTTCCTACCTTGCTTCAAATCCGGAGTGAGGGGCTAGACACCTCTCAGGTGGGTTCGATTCCCATGCACTTCCGCCAACTTACAAATGGCAGAGTGTGGACATAGAAATGAGCAGTGTCCACTTTTGTCCACACCCGCAGATGATATAACAGATGATATTATAGATGATATAATGCCCCGGAGTGGCCTATAAGGGAGGCAACAAATCGGCCACCCCGGAGCTGCCTGGAGGGATCAGGCATGATCAGATTTCGTGGTCGTCCGGACCTTTTTTCGATAGCGTGTCTCTCGGATCACCCGCCCGAAATGAGATTGCAGATCCCAAAAATAATCGAATGACGGATGATGGCACTCGTGCACCGACACGATGTCGCCGTCATCATAGACCATGTAGCCGCTCGGCGTTGCAATCACGGCCTGTGAGTCCAGGGTTTTCATCGCACCGCCACTCCTGCCGGCCTGGGCGGGATGCAGGCCCCGGTCAGCGGGTGATGCCGGAACCCAGGGGCGCAACACGTCCCATCAGCCCGGTTCGTGCAGCAGTCCGGGTTATCCGTCGCCAGGGTCTTCCCATCCGGGCAGCACTCGTACTGGTTAACCGTGTGCCATCCTTCCCGGCAGCATGGATCTGTCTCGTTCATCGCCCAGCATGACCCATCTGACTTCAGGATCGCCCCGTCCGGCAGGCAGCGTTCACCGTCGGGTGACAGGAAATGCCCGGCCGGGCAGCAATACCGATCCGTGGCGTTCCGGATGTATGAACCATCCGGACAGCAGGCATCGCACGTCACGGACTCCTGGGGGATGGTCCCCGGCGGGCATGGCGGCTTGTGCGAGCAGTCCAGGGCGAACAGCTGGACCGCCCACAGCAATGCCGCAACGGCGATCAATACCGAAAATCTTCCTGGATCAGACATGTCATTGAACGCCGATTTTTAGCCCAGCAGGTTTTGCGGGCCGTGCTTTTGTAAAACCCAGGTCGGCCGGTTCGCCACACCCCCACATGTTGCAAGCCGCCACCTTCAGCGTGTATGTCCCGTCCGGGATCCCCAGGACATTGAATTTGATGCTGCCGTCCGTCCAGGCCGCGATGCTCTCCGGGAACACCCCGGCGGGCGCACCCGTGATCTCATACCCGATAACCCCTTCCTGGGGCGAGCAAACGATGTACGGTTCCGCCGCCATCGCCATGCCAGCCGCCAACACCAACGCCATTGCCAAAACCATTGCCTTCTTCATGTCCGTTCCTCCTCGTCGTGAATGTCGGTGCTACATGTTTTTCAATATGGAAATATCGACGTAGGCAGCCGATACCAATATATCCGACGGCTGATCCGCCAAAGTATAGGCCATTTCGTATGCGTCAACGATTGCCTGCGACAATGTGCTGTGCCTCGTTTGAGGCAACGGAGTCCGCGCCGCGATCCCGCCCGACGCATAATATGCAGCCGCATAAACCTCCCTGTCATCATAAGTGAGCGTTTCGTTGTAATATGGGGTAGTTACGCTCGGCACTCCCTGGATCGCCAGCGTTGTGTATTTCCGTTTCGTAATTGTTCGCGGGAGATATGCGACGAATGACAGATAATAAATTGTCCTTGACGATATTGCTCCGAAAAGAAGGATTACGGGCGGATATGGCAGCCCGACCGCCCCGGACCCGTCGTCATAGCCCGTATAATCATAAACGAATTTCGCCTGGACGTTTCCACCGTATGGCGGTGGGTCGTCTTTCGTCGGGTCATCCGGATCATCATTGACGTAATAGGTGATCGGCTCGTAAACGTAGCCGCTGAAAACATCGAGGACTTCGCCTGGCTGCTCGATGACAGGAAGTGATTCGCTGGCGGGAATCACGTTTTCATCGTAGCCCCACAGGTCCTCCCCCATCGACAAATCTCGATAGCAATCGCTGTATGATATGTCCGCCGCGCCCTGGCCGTTGACGTAGTAGGTGTCATCCCATTCCTGTATTGTCCCCTCCAGGCTGTGCGACTCCCAATTAAACCGGGATTGCCTGACGATATAACCATATTCGGGGGGCGGGACCGGGGATGTCCCCGAATCATAGTCCTGTTGCCGCTTTCCATAGTTCGAGGCGCAATTATTGATGAACAGCGTTCCCCAGGCATTCAGATGGTGATGATAGAATAAGCGTTCCCACAGCAATTCTTCACCGGAGAATCTTTGCTCATAGGTCCATCTGGCCGTATCGGTCGCGCCGGGCCACATTTCCTGAAGGTCGCTCGGAAGTGATATGACCTGCGTTTCCCCTGGTTCGATGCTGTCCCAGGGGAAATCGCCCGAATTGCGGTCGGCTGCCAGGGTGCTTGTGAAAAGATCGGCCCCGGCATTCGTCACGGTTTCCCGCCATGCAATGTATGCCTCATCTCCAATGCTGCACGGGCATGTGAATCCCTTGTCCGTGACCGGCTTGTCTTCCGTGGTATCCCACACCACGACCGCCCCGACGACCGCGCCGCCACCGACAAATATGCGGGTCCGAAATTCCAGATATTCCCCGCACGGTTTCGGGTGATCGACAAACCCGATAACCTTGGGCTTCGTCCATTCCTGATCCTCGAACCACACAACGACATGATCCCCGACGGCGAATGCGTCCGCATTGCAATTCATGTAATCAACGGGGATGTCCTGGAGAATTTCCTCGACATTCAGATCAATGTCCTGACCCAATGGGTGCTGCGGGCTTTCTGCGGCGTCCAGCGTAACGGTCGCCGTGTCGTTCAATTTGTCCAGCGTCAGGATTGTCCCGGTGCGATAAAGCGGAACCCATTTCTGCCATCCGGGAAGCATCGCCAGGTTCCAGAACGTCGCTTCCGGCACGGTTGCCTGGGCGTGCTGCAAGCACCCGTCGCGGTCCCCATCATAGTCAGCATTCCCCCCGTATCCGGGTTGCAGGATCGGAGTCTCTGCTTGTATCCCGTGAGGCTCGATGGTCCCGACTTCCCCGGCCAGGTCCGTCGTCCGGTCCGCGCACCATGCCTCTCTGCGGATAGTCCCGATCAGCAGATCGAGGGACGCGATCTTCTGCGTGTGCGATTCCTTTTCAAGCACCGCCCTCCACCGCTTGCGCTTATACTCGTTCAGCCTTGTCTTGATCGCAAAAATGACCTTCCACTCGGCGGGCGGCGACGCATTGTTCGCGTCCAGCAGCTTCGATTCTTCGGCCACAATGGCGGCTTCACAGGTGGAAATCAACGTCTCCAGATCGCTGATGCGGCTGGTCAGCCGTGCCTTCATGGCATCCGACAGCTTTGTGTTGTACTTTATGTCAACCCAATAGCGCCCCGCGCCCAGGCTGCTATGTATGACGGCCTTCCCCATTACTCCTCCGACACCACTTCCATCAATTCAGACCCGACAGCAACGGCCCAGGTGATGGCACTTATCAGCAATGTATCGTCCCCGATGGAAGCCGTATCGCCCGGTCGCACATGGAAATCAGGGCTGCACCGATAGCGGGTTGTTCCGCCATAAACAGCCTTGTATTGAGGATTTTTCAGCGTCACGGATTTCGGGGAATGCGTATAAGTCCCGTGACCGTCAATCGTGATGCTTTGGTTTCTCGCGCCTTCATCCATCCGCAAGGCATCCTGTGTAACCTCTCCGAGCATTTCTTTTGTCACGTTGCCGTCCCGGTACGTCTTGACCATATAGACCCGCAGCAGATCCCCAGCCCTCGCGACGATCTCGTCGGTATATTCCAGGCCGGGGACAACAACGGACAAGAATGAGGGATCGCCGCTTTTGAACCTGGCCTGGAAGGACGTGATCGGGATGGTCAGGTCGCCCAGCGTGCAGACATAGGTGATCCTGTAATTGTTGTCGATAAAGTGCGCGACATCATCCAGACCCAGCCCGGCAACGGCAGACAGCGCGGCGGGAGCGGCATAAAGCATTGCGTCCGTGGAAACCCCGGCAACGGCAGCCAGCGGTGGGACGGTAATCTGCCCGGATGGCGCTGGGGTCGCGGACAATCCGGCGACCATATCCAGAGGCTCCGCGACAACGACCGTGCTTTCTGCGGGGATAGCGGAGAGTCCGGCTGTAGCCTCAAGCGAAGGAGGAGTGAAGGACACGGGGGCCATGTACGGAGCGGTCGGCGGCGTGAAGTTTTCCGACCACCTGGCGATGCCCTTGGATATACGCAATTCGTCAAGCCACCCGGCAAGCCAGTAGATGCCGAATTGCTGATTTTTGCCGAGATAGATATTCCCGGAATAGGGCATGTCCCCAGGGTTTGCACGGTCCACTTCCGCCCCCTGCTGAACGCCATCCAAGAACAGGCGGAATTTGCCCGAAATCCCGACGATCGCCACATGATACCAGTTGCCCGCTGAAATCGTGATTGTCCGCGACACCGACACGATCTGCGTCCCGTCTGTGTAGGCGGTAAATTGCAGCGTGTTTGATGCCATTATCAAATCCATGCGGTTGAGGCCGCCCTCGTTCTCCGCATCAAGCCTTTGCATGATTTCGCGGGAATTGCCGTCGAGCGCGGAAAAGCGCACCCAAAAGTCTATCGTGAAATCGCCCGTCCCGAAGTCGAAATCATTTGAATCGGAGATCACGGCGTAATCGTTCGAGCCGTCGAACAGGCCGCTTGCGCCGCCAAACTTATACTGATCCGTGTCAATCACCGCGCCATACGGAGTCACGGTATGACCGGCCTCATCCGTGAAAGTGGACGAACCGTCCTCCCCGTTCATGTGCATCAGCAGAACGCTATATGCGTCATCAACCGCCATCGGCTTTTCCCTGGGATGATATTTTAAGCGAGGTCAATGGTTATGCTCTGGAGCTGGAAGCTCAAGCCATCTCCAATCGAGTAATCCTCCCCGAAGTCGATGCAGCCCACGACTGTCGGGGACACAAATGGGCTGGCGACTCCGGTCGATTCATCGTAAATGATCGCGCAGCCGGTCGGGCCTATCGTTCCCCCGGATGCCGTCCAGGTGCAGTTGTCAAATGTCCTGGTGGCCTTGTCGGTGGAATCGTTTTCCGTCAGCGTCCCGCCCGAAAGCGTCTTGTTCTGCCGCGTGTATCCGAACTCGGTCGCCAGCTCCGCCGACGGGCTTGAGATGACATCCGCCAATGTCGCGTGTGCGTCCTTGTCGAACGCAAATGTGTCGTTCATCAGAATGATCTTGAACGTGTCCGCGTTCACATCGACCTGCTTCTTCGCGAGCTGGTATTTCCAATGATTTGATAGCGTACAAACGACAGCCATGCCCCTGTCCTCCTTCTATTCCGAAATGGTTTCCTGCAATAATACGGTTACTTCAATCACGCCATTCTGCTCCGCCATCCGCTCGATGACGGCCAGGTAACACCCCTCATCGGTGGACACCGTGACCGTGGCCGATGTGGTGAAGAATGACCATAACGCGGCCCACAGGCTTTCCGTAGATGCGATTTGCAAATACAGGGTCCTGTCGCCGTGCGAGAATCCGCTGTCTGTGATGACCACCCCGCCGTCCAGCGTCGTGCGCCGTTCGACCCGGCGTGTCGCCTCCCTGGTCTTGGTGTCCGGAAGCACGGACAGAACGAATGACCCGCTTGCGTCAGCCAACTGCGATGCCAGCCCGATTACTCTCATCCCGAAAACCCCAATAAGAATTCCGCCTGCGACGCGCTGGCCCGGATCTGGATCGCCTCCAGGATTTCCCACAAGATCATCTCCAGGTGCGGCTTCAGGCCGTCAGCCCTGACCGTGATTTCATTGTATCCGCTCTTTAACGCTTCCAATTTGAGCTTATTGATTTCGATCTGCTGCTCCGTCAGCTTCTCCGATTGTTCCATAGCTTTTTTGCGATGCTCCGCTTCTGCTTCGAGCAGAGTCGCCAGTGATTCTTTCTGGCTCCAATGGAGTGACGGGTCCGTCATGCCCTTTATGAGCGTTTCGTAAACGTCCTGCGTGCTCTTGATGCGAAGATCCACATTGTCGAACACCGCCTCTGTGGTTTTGACCGCCGCCTCGATCTGTGCAATGTCGATCTTGGCCTGGACTTCAACCGCCTTTTGCAGGGCGGCCTGCTGATCTTTCAGGGCCTTTTCATCGGTGGTCGCGGTAACTTTCACATCCTTCGTCTTCGGCACGATTTCAATGACCTCAATCGCATCCTCGACGCTTTTCTTGTCTGCCGTGACGGAAACCTTCGGATTTACGACCTGCTGTCCAAGCTCCTCAAGCTGTTCATACAGGGAATCCACCGGAGGCGTTGCATTTGAGGCGCTTTCTCCGATTTCGGAAATGCGCTCCTTCATCTTCCCGGCCGTGTCTGCGCCCTTTCCGAGCGTGTCCCCGATGGTCCCGAACCCGGCGATGAATTTGTCCAGCCCCCTGGCCGCGTCCTCGCCGTCGATATAGAACGCCTTGCTGACTTCCTCGCCCTGTTTGGTGATGTCCTCCTTTAGCTTTTCCAGACCGGGGAACATGCCGAAGGTCAACTTGTCCAGCATGTCCACGATGGAACCTTCGACAATGAGGATCAGGCCCTTGATGGCATCAAAGATCAACTGCATCCCGTTCCACATGACCTGCGCGCCGCCGGCGACGATATTGAAGATCTCGCCAATCCCGACGCCATATTCCTGCGCCGCCTTTAATGCTATCGCGAAAAACAACCCGACTTTTTCTACGACCATCGCGAATGCCAGGAGAGTCCCGGTGGTCTTTTGCGTCTCCTCGTCGGCCTGCGCCATCTGCACTAGGAATTCCCCGATTTGCTCGATGAACGGCCTGAATTCCGTCACCATCGAAGCCGTGATGTTGACCAGGCCGGAAATGCCGTCAACGAGGAATTGGATCACGGATGCGAGGTCTTCCGGCTTGGTAAGGTCAAGGCCGTCCAGGTACGAACTGAACGCCGCCCGCAGGTTTTGCAACGCCAGGATCAGCCCCGAGAAGTCGATCCTGCCGAATGCTTCCGGAAGGGCTTTGCCGATTCCTTCAAGCCAACCGCCCAGGGAATCGCTCACCTCTTTCAGGTACGCGAACAGCGAATCAAACGCGCCCGCTTCCACGCTTTCCTTGATCCCGGCCAGCAATGCGGATATGCCGCCTCCGATCTTGAGGGCCATCGGCTCCAACGTCGTCCCGATCTCGACGAGTAGCGTCGTGGCCTGATTTTTGATGAGCTGGGCTTGGTTTGAAAAGGTGTTCACCATCTTCTGGTAGGCTTCCTCGGCCGAACCGGCGGACCCCTTGACTTTATCCAGCGCCTCGCCAAAGAACTTCATGCCGTCGCCGGTGATAGCCGTAACGCCGGCCATCGCCTTCATCTCGCTGAACAGCTCGATCATTTTTGCCGTGCTGCCGCCGGTCTTCGCCATCACATCTTCCATCGCACCGGCAAGGCCCTTGGAATGAAGGCCCGCATAGGACAGATCTATGCCGAGGGCCGCTGCCGCTTTCCTCGCTTCCTCTGACGGATTCGTGAAGGTGGTGATGACGCCGCGCAGGGCCGTGATCGCCGCCGACGTTTCCATGCCTTTCGCGGTCATGGTGGAAATCGCCGCGCTCATTTCCTCGAAAGACACTCCGGAGGTCGCGGCAATCGTGACCACCTGGCCCATGCTTGCGCCCAGCTCGTCTATGGTCTGCTTTCCGATCAGGGTGCTGGTGAAATAGACATCGTTCAGGTGCCCGACATCCTTGATCGTGAAACCGTAGGCGTTCATCGTCGCCGTTAGCAGATCGACCGTCGTGTTCAGGTTGGCTTTGTTAGCGACGGCAAGCTGCTCGGCCTTGCCGATGAACTCGATGGAGTTTGTGTAATCGACCCCGGCCTGGACCGCCGTGTAAAGAGCGCCGTTGATGTCCGCGATGGATTTCACGGACCCGTTGGCGTAATCCAGCACATCGGCGCGGAACTTATCCAGATCGCTACCCGTGGCCGTGACGGATGTGGAGATGAGGCCGAAGGATGAGTTGAAATCGGATGACGATTTGAGGGCAAGCGCCATTCCCCCCACCGCCAGGGCGGCCAGGGCGGCATCCGCCTTCAGCACACCCTCCCCGATGGCCGCAAGGGGCCTGGTGATGTTGCCGACGATGGCCTCGATGTTGGTGAACTCGCCCTCGATCTGACCAATCGTCTTGCTTAATTCGTTCTTACCGCCGAACACGATTTCGACGGTCTTTTTGAGATCAGCCATTATCGCCTCTTTGTGCTTTCAAAATACCGCTCCCACAACTCGATTTCCGTGCGCGTCAATCGGCCGCAGGGGAGGAGGTCTGGCCTGGCTTCAAACAGGAATCGCCCCCTGACGTGGCAGAGGGCGAGGGCGGACCGCACTTCTCCGTCACGCCAGAGGGCGTCTGTTTTCCCGGCAACATGCCCTGCCCGGTCAGGTGCATGATCCGGTTGGTTATCTGGTAAAACTCAATCGGGAACGCTTCCGAAAGCCGCACAGCAAGATCGGGTGTGCATTTCGGCTCGATGCTTCCCAAAACAAGATGCTCGATGCGTTTGGCGATGTCCTCCGGCGTCGTGCCGCCCACGCCGAGCAGCTCCTTGACCGCTTCGGCCTTCTCCTTCGCCGACTCTCCGGCCAGGGCTTCGAGGACCGCTGCAACATTCCTGTTCTTTGTCGCCGCTTCGTTCGCCCGCGCCAACTCCGCCCCTGTAAGGCCGCGAACCTTCCAGACAGACTCCCCGTCGCCGGTGAAAAAGGCTTTGAGGTCCGGGACCGCGACTTCCTCAACCCGGGGAGTGAATTTCGTCTTCAGAAATCGTTTCGCATCAAACATGACCGCCCCCTTCTACCCGACCACTTCCACGGCAGCCGTTTCCGCCGAAACGGTGCAGGCAGCCGTGATCTGATCCCCGGCCGGGAACGTCCTGGAGATTCCGAGCTTGCCCTGCATCAAGATATAAGGGGTGCTATTCAGGGCGTTCTGATAAAATTTGAAAAACAGGTCCTCGTTTTTCAAGCCCAGGATGCCGTCGGAAATGCCGTCCTCCAGATAGGCCGTGAACGTCCCCTGATTCAGGGATTCGGAAGACGACCCCAGGGTCATCTGGTAAATCTGCTTTGAACTCAGGCTGTGGCTGGTTTCCGGAGGCACGAAATCGCTGGACTTCGGGATGTCCGTAAAGGCCGGCTCGTAATACTGTGCATAAACCGCCTTCGGGACCGCCGACACCGGGGACGTGGCGGAGTGGATCAGCGGCAGGGCCGCCGTGAAGACGATGCCGGCATTACCGATCACGCCGCCGGCGACGTTGAACCGTTTCTGCGTCCAGGTCGGGTAGTCATACCGCTCGCAACTCGTCCCCACCACCTGCTTGATCTCGCTGGATGCGATGACCGCCGACGCCGACGCCGACATCCAGACCTGGCCGATCTCGATGGAATCAAGCGGGATCAGCGGGGGGCCGCCTGCCGCGCCGCGTGTCGTCGAGAAGGCGCTACCGGCAACCCCTTCCACCACCGCAATCGCCCCGGCGGAAGTGATCGTGATCGAATCCTTTTTGTAATGGCTTGCCGCCGGAGATGCGCCGGGGCGCACCGCCAGGACATCCGTATCCGCCGTGATCGTGGTCAATACTCCGGCCAGATATGCCGTCCCTGCCGCCACATCGACCGCATCCTTGGTGCCGTTTGCCGCCGGTGTGATCGCGCAACCCGTCGCCAATCCGTTCGGCTTGATGTCCGGCGTGTAACCGGCACGATTGGACCAAAGCGCATCCGCGCTCCGGAAATCCTTGTGGTCGCCCTGGTCCGTCAGGGCGACAAAGGCCACAAGGTCCTGCCCGGATTCGTAGGAAATCTTAGCGTTTGATGCAGTTCCCATTTTCAATTCCTCCTATTTTTTTGCCTTTTTTAATGTTTGCTATTGCTTCAAGGGGTTGGAGATTATCCAACGCCCAACATCCCTTGAATCCATCGTCTTCGGGGGACTGATATGAAAATGCTGATTTCGGGATAACATGATCTATATGCCATGTTCTTTCCCCGTTTTTCGGCATCCCATAATTCTCCCAATTCATCCACGGCTCAAACTTCTCCTCGATGGCCAATCTCAATTCGCGTGCCGTGTACCCTACAAGCGACTCCCAACGTCTTCCCCCCTTTCCGCCGATAAGGCTTTCTCTGATATAAAAGCTGAACCGTTTTCCTATTTTTCCTTCTACCGTTGACATGACCTGTTTTTCATACTTGCGCCGTCTTTGCTTCAACAGATCGTTGTCACGTTTACAATTACGGCTGATTTCGTTATATCGCTCCCGGTTCTCATTGCGCCATCTTATAGAATTGGCATGTATCTTGTCTGGATTTCTCTTGCCCCACCTACGGACATATTCTCTGTGTTTGTCCGGGTTTGCCTTTTGCCACGTGACGGCCATTTCGTTGTAACAAACCTTGCACCTTGGTTTTAGACTATCCCGCGTATGATGATCGGGGTAGAATTCCTCCGCTTCTTTTCCCTGTCCGCATCCCTTGCAGATCTTTGTCATTATGGGCGAAACCCTATTTTTTATTTTCACGACGGTCGCGCCACACCTGGCAACGCCGTCACTCTCGCCAATACTCCTTCACCCAATCGTCGCACATATGAGGCTTCGGAACGCCGTGGAAACAGACCCACTTTGCTGCGACAGGCGGACCCGGAAGCCCGGCCAGCTTGCGGGCCTTGTAGCTCTGGCTCCAATCGTAGGGGAACATGACTTCACCAGGGATGATTTTGGTTATCCAATCCTGGTCGCCCCGGATCGCGTTGGGATCCCCCCTGTAAGCCTCCCACACCTGGGGCCTCGCGCCGACCCGCATGAGGATCGCATGGGACATATACTCCCGATTGTCCGGTTTGATTTCCGGAGGCCAGTTTTTGGCGATGGCAAAGTCAACATCCATGTCGAAAACCTCGTCCAGGTCGCTCACGATGACCGTCGCCAGGTCCAGGTTGAACAGCCGCTCCGTGTGGATGCCTGCCAGGTCACGCCGGAATAGGCCGATCTTCGGCCATGTCCCCTTCAGGTTGTTCGGCAGCGGCTCGCACCGCACTTCCGGCCGGATGCCTGTTGCGTTGTCCGTGAAGCAGACCATTTCCCAGGTGTGCCGCTTGATGTTCCGCCTGACCCCGGCATATAATTTGTTGACGTACTCCACGCCGCGCCCCCCGAAATGCGGTGAACCGTCGCCCCACTTGACGCAGGTGATCGTGATTTCGTTCAATACAGCCTCCATTCCCCGGATTTGGGGACGCAAAGGACCGGCTTGCCCGTCGTTTGCGCGATCTCGGCCGCCTGTACGCCATCAGATTCAACGAACAGCCTGTAAGGCTGGCCCGCATATACCCTCGCCTTGAATCTTGCGATCCCGTGGCTCCTGCGCTCTTGCGGCGTGTCGAACGGCATCATGACCAGCCTGCCGTAGGGAACGTCGTGCCGTTTCAGCCATGCCTCGGTTTGCTTGCGGTATTTCTCCAACCGACCCGTCACGATTGCCGCCACCTGGAGGCTTGGGATATGGAGGGGTTTTACGTCCTCCAGGAAAGCGGCATACTTGGGGCCGTCATCGTTGTCCGCCGGTGTGCAATCCTCGCAAATCACGCCGTCCATATCGATGCAGGCCGACGCCATAATGTCGTTCTTCCAGGTGTTCCATTGAAAGAACCTGGGGCGCGGCACGACCCGGCAATGATAGTCCACCAGGGCCGCCCCGGCCTGCTCCGCCAAATAGACGGCGGCAAAATGAAATCCGTTCCCTCCGGCCATGTTTCTCGCCCGCCGCATAGCGCCGCCGTAATTGAGAGAATCATCAATAACCAGGACGCCATGCCCGTCCTTCCCGGCGACATCGCGGAACGGGACAGCCGGGACGTTCCAGCGATTCGCCAGGATGCGGGCCGGAAGCATCCCCGAATTCTCCACGCCGGCGACGACGCTGTGCGGAGGGATTCTGTACGCCAGCTCCAGCACGTCGCGCTCAAGCTGTTGGATCGAAACGAAATTCATCCCGACACCTTCACATCCGGCACCGTCTTGTGTCCCAGGGCCGCCCATGCAGCCACCTTGTTTTCCCCGCAGCTCGTCATCTGGAACTGATCACCCACCCTTCGCATCCTGATCGTTTCCTTCGTGCTGAACCCGTTGGCCTTGAAGTCCTCCAACTGCTCCAGGTACCAATCGACCCGGCGGATGACCGCCCGCATGACGATCTCCGGGTCGGAATCTCTATATGATGCAGGCTTTTCCAGCCCGCGCTCCTCGTATATCTCGGCCACGATCTTGTCCGACGTGGCGTTTCTGACCGGGCCGTAATACCACTCGAAATGCTCCCGGATCAGGCTATCCCAGGCTGACTTGCTGTCGCCTGCCAGGTGGAGCAGATAAGAATTGTATGTGTCCCCACCGACGATCAGGTTGCCGCGAGCATTCAGGACTTTATCGACCGGGACATTCATTCATCACCCCGCAACCATTCCGCTGTCGGCTTGCCCAGGTAATCCGCCGTCCAGCCGGACATCGAGCGGACAAACGGCGCGACTTCTTTCTGCCTCGCCTTCCACCCCGATTGAAATGAATCGTATTTGCTTCCCTTCGCGTTCACGCCGGTCAAAGGACACCCGCACAGGACGATTCGCTTGTATCCCAGGCGCATTGCGGCCTGCGCCCCCAGCAATGCCGACGATCCCGACGGCTTCCACCAATCGGTGATGATGATGTCAACGCCGGGATGCTTCTCATGGCTGATGACCTTGTAATCCAGGTTGCCACCCGCCGCCCGCCGCCGCTCGCGGATCATGTCGATCTCGACGGGGTGATACGTCGCGACATAGCGGATTTCTTGCAGGCATTTATCCACGGCATCCAGGCCAATCGCCATGTAGTCCCAGGGACCGCCCGACGGCATGGCCTGGATGTCCATGACGACATCCGGGTGCGACCCGACTATGCAAAGGCAAGGCATCATTGGTTGTAAGGATCTCCGATCTTCGTCCAATATGTGACCAGGAACCGGACCTGCACCCCGACCGATATGGACCCCTCCTCCGGGTACTCCTCAATCCCGCCGCCCTCATAGACAATCGACTCCGCATATGGCTGCTCGTATGTCACAGGGGATTCAGGGCTTTCCGCTATTCTGCGCCGGTCCCAGGATGTCGAAGTGATTCACTTGATCAGATCGCCGTGCATCCGCTCCCCGACAACCGACGGGCTTTCTGACCCGAATGCGACGATGCCGTCCACGCGGATCGTCATTCTGTGCCGGACCATCCCATGAGCGTTCTCCGCCTCCTCCGCAAGCGGCCAGATCACGCAACACGGAAGCTCCGATGGATCGACCCGGACCCTGGCCCGAAACACATGGCTTCCCATGTCGGTCGCATAGGCCGGCGGAGAAGCGGTGTTCCGGAGCGTTGCGCCCCGTGTTGCAAACTCCTGGATAATCAACTCCCTGATCGTGTCCGGCATCAAAACCCCCTACAATTTCGACAACTCGTAATTGATCTGACGGTCGATGTTCGTGTGCATCCGGTCGTCAGCCTTTTTCAGGACCTCCGTCATCACCGGCTCATTCGAGAGGATGTCCGGGACACGCGGCCCGTATCTTTGAGAGATTGGCAGGCGGTATTTCTTCGGCAGCTTCCCATACGGAATGTTCCGGTTCACCGGTTTCCGGATGGCCTGGTGCCACTCCCGCCAGAACACCCCCTTGTGTCCGCTTTTCATAGTGGCGATGAACGACCCCACGACCACGCTCCTGGGGTTCCCACGCTTGACCTGGACGGACACACCTTTGGTCGTCTGTCTTGCCCCGTACTCGATCAGGGGGACCGGACTGCCCGTGCTGGCAAATACCCCCGAAAGACTCGTTACGCTGGCCTTGACTATTTTGAAGGTCGCGTCCACGGCACTTTTCGTCAGATTGATTTCCGCACGGATCTCCGTCGAGGCGTCGGTTTTCATACCCGCCAGGCCGTCATTGATCGCCCGCATGCACACCCGGTCGGCCGCGTCCGGTATTCCGGCCAGTGCTTTTTTCACTTTCGCAATGTCCTCTGCATTGATCTTGATGGTTATCATGTCACCACTACCCTGACGCTTACGCCGTCGTTTTCCAGAACCGCCTGGACCGTGTAGCTCACGCCCCGCACCACGAACACGTCACCCCGATTCGGCTCGTCCGTGATCTCCGAAAGCAACGCCTCGATGGTCGTCCCTCCCTGCCATACCTGGGACTCTATCCCCGTGGGCTGGAGCATCACGTTGAACGTGATGACAGCCGTGCAGCTCACCGCCGTTCCCCCGGCCGGCGTGAACGTCGCCGCATCCCCCAGGGCATTGAAGATCGCCGGGGCTACCGTGCTTTTCATGTTGTCCAGGAAGCTCATGTCCCGCCCTCAATCCGGTTGCGTCCGGCCAAAGACCGCATAGCGGTCATACTGTTTGAAAAAATCGTTCACGTCCTCCGGCGTCGGGGTCTTGATGTTACTCAGCCAGGCGTGGCAGTCCGGGTCCAGCATCGCCAGCCATGAAATCGTCTCGCTGCAAAAGTGCAGCCACGGGATGTGCAGGCTGTTGAAATGCAGCAATTTCCCGATGACACCCAGGACATCGTAACGAGTCCGCCATTTGCCCATCGAAAGCCTGCCTTCGATCATTTGCCGGAGCGTCGCCCGTTGCGCCCGGCTCCAATTCGGGTTGTGCCAGAATTTCAGGCTATGCCGCTTGCTGAAATGCTCAAGCGGAAACTCCCGGAACCACCACCATTGCGACGCGAAGAAGCCGGGCCGCCAGTACCACATCATGTGATTCCAAAAGCTGTCGGTCACGACGCTGACCATATGCCCAAAGCCGGACATGTAGCCATTGCTCAAGACTATCATCGGGAATGCATCCTCTGGCAGGGCTTCCAGGTCCGCAAAGCTGATAAGCTGCTCGCGCTGTTCAGGGCTCATTTCGTGGAGCACTTGCCCAATCCTCCGGGATTTTCATGTCATCGAACCGTTTTTTCATCTCGGCCTTTTGCTCGATGGTCAGACTGTCGTAACGGTTCTGAAGGTAGTCAAACGCCTTCTTGATGCCCCACATCGCCAGGCTGGTCAGGATTCTCGCCACCAAAGGATTCATGCCCGCTCACTCGCTCTTTTCGAGCTTGTCCTTGAAGAACATGCCGACGACTCCCATGAGCGCCATGCCCGCCGCCACGATTCTGTCAAGCATTTCCGGGCTGACGGAGATCCCCGCAGCCGTCAACAGACCGATGATCCCCCTCCAGGTGGATGCTTCTTTCAACCGCGCGATTACATATTCGACCATTTCAATTTCCTCCTTTACCTGTCACCGGCCGAAGTCCTCCGGCCGCAGGCACCCGGCCAGGACAAGCGCGATGACGATGATGTAAACGATGACCCGAATCATGCCCGGTAACTCTGGACCCGCCTGGTCCAGCCCCTTGCGAAAGTATGCTGTGTTCCGTCGGCCTTTACGATCTCCGCGTACCGCATGAACTGAAAACCGTTCAGACAGATGTGCAATGCACGAGGGTCTTTATTGCTCCAGCGATTCAGAGCGTTGATGGTTTTAGGCCCCATGATGCCGTCTTCCTCCAGGCTCTCGCCCAGGTAATTCAGGGCTTTCTGGCAGATCGTGGCGGCGGCCTTACGCCCCATGTTGACCGACGTGTCGAAGATCTCGGAGGCAATGAACTGATCCACCACCTCATTCAACCGCATCCGGTTCCAGTAATCGTAAAGGTAAATCGCCTTTGCCTCCCTCTCGGTAAGATTCCGGATACTCACCGACACCGGGCTGATGATCTTTCTCTTGATGGCCTCCCGGTAAACGGCTTCGGTTATTCCGTATTTCGTGGGGCCGCCCCGGTCCGCCGGATGGTCCGTGTATTTCGCGCCCTCATACCCGATGGTCTGGTTGAACGCATAATCGAAAGGCCCTAACATGTCCGCGCCTCGATCCCCTCGTCCATCAAGCGCCTGTACCCCGTGCGCCGGTCGAACATCCTACGCTCGCCCGTGCGGTTGTCTTTCAACAGCGGGCATTCCTCCTCGCCCAGCATGGCGCACAGGCCGCAATAATTCGCCCGCCGGATGTTCTTGCATATTTCCTGATTGATCCCCATCTGCTCCCCCTTTCTATGGCGTCACAATCACCGGGTTGACAACCGTCGGCTCCACGACATACGGCTCCAGGACCACGACTTCCGGCCGCACGACCGTCGGCGTTGCGGTTTTGTCCTGTGTCCCCATGACGGTGTTGCCCGTCCCGTTGACGGCCGCCTGCGTACCGCCCTGCACCCGCAGGGTACCCGTACTCTGCCCGTTGATGTTCTGGTTGTAGCTGGTCGTTCCGGCCACCTTGCCGACTTCCTTGACCAACATGGAAGAACCCCACAGGAAGCCCAGCGGCGCGACCGCGTTGAACGCGGCAGGGACCCAGGCAGGTGTGAAGTCCCGGTGTTGATACTGTTTCGCAAAATCGCCCAGGGGCGGCGGCGGGCTGAAGACCTCGAAGCTCTTGACGTTGCTGATGACAATCGGCTCGCCCGCCTTTTCCGGCGTCATGCGGAAGATCGGCTGCGCCTGCTGCAAGGCCGCTACCGCCGTCAGGTGGTCATAGAATGCCTTCTCCGCATCATACTGCCGCTGTGTCATGCAGCCGGTCAGGGCCAGAATTGCGATGATGAACAATGCTTTTTTCATGGTTCCCCCTTTCGTCATTTCTTCGCCGCGTCCGACATCTCCGACTGTATCGACGGGATGCATGGCCCGTTGGCCTTGATCACCGCCCATATCGCGTTGTTTGCCAGCGCATTCGCCAAGATAAGGAAGATGATGAGGCCGATGAGCTTCTTCATTCCCCCGCTCAATAGGTGCGTGGCCCAGGAATCCTGTGACAGGGCATCCAGCCGCTTGCTCAAGTTGTCCATCTTCTCCGTCAGGCCGTTGTCGATCTTCGCCTTGATGTGTGAGATGTCCGCGCCCATCTGCGCGAGCGTTGCGTGATGCTCGACGACCATCGGACACATTTCGTGGCCGCGCCGCTCGGCCCCTGCATAGCCGCCCCCATACTTCCGGCGGTTGCCGTACTCGTCCGCCCCGTTCATTGCTGCCCTGCCCGCAATTCGGCCATGACCTTGCGCCGCCACAGCGCCAGGTTGTAAACGACCTTGAAACCCTTCTTGATGATTACTTTCATCTGCGCCAGGGTTGCGTTGTCTATGGCTTTTTCTATCTGCGCCCAATCGGGGAACGCATTGCTTATCTCCGCGTCCTCTTTGTCCAACTCGGCGACAAGGGCTGCGTGTTCTGCTGCAAGCGCCGCTTCCGCCGCCTCCCTGGCGGCTATTTCCGCTGCGATCCGGTCAGCTTCCGCTTGATCGACCGCCGCCTTTTCCACATCCGTCATTTCAAGGACAACGCCGTCAACCAGCTTCCAGTATCTTTCGGCACAGTCAGGGATTCGGTAAGGGCGGTCCTCCGTTGGATGCCACCGCCACTTGCTGATGTCGGCGGTTATTTCCTTAACCTCATCGTCATTAAGCGGCACAGCATCGGGTGTTGGCTTCAACTCTGGAAATCTGGCAAGGTCCTTGCTGTCGTCATAAAATCGGAAATTCTGATCCACATAAATCATTTAATCACCCGTTAAACGTGAACAACTTTGAAGGGGCCAAATACTTGATGATTACAATGCCGTTATACCCATCGTGTGTCCTTGCTCCGCCAGCATACTCACCGCCGCCGCCTGCATTGCCGCCACCCTGGCTGACAGCCGGTGCAGTCCCGCCGCCGCCGCAGCCGCCGCCGCCGTAATAGGTAGAGTCAATGGAGCATTGCGTTCCGTCCCCGCCCTTACCGCCGCTACTTCCGGCGTTGCTG